ACGTCAGCTGTAGGTAAAGGTATTTCTATTGTTTTTATTGTTACTACTTCTGGTATAACTATTTTAGGTATTTGCATAGGCTAACCAACCAGTAACAATATATTTTAGTTCTTCTTTAGGAGCAACTCCACGATGAATAAAATCCCATTGTGCTGGAAACATAATACCTTTTCCTTGTTCGGGTTTTATTTTTCTACCGTTAGCAAATTCAGTATAACCTTTTTTCTTTACATCATTTAAGTAATAAATATATGTAAGATACCTGCCAGTACCCGGTAAAAAATCTGAGTGCCATGTATAAAATCCTCCGGGTGTAGTTTTTTGTATTTGTGATCCACTATCTTTAAACTCACTATAAAACAGTTGACGGTATCCATCATAAATCTTTCCCAGATGATTTGCGTAATTTTGTAAAAGTTTTCTAACTGAAAAAGTTATAACTTCTCTTTCTACTTTAAATTCATCAAAGTCACGAATGTATAAATCTTCAGATTGTTTTAAATCTAAAACAACTTCATTATTATTACCAACAAGTCCGATACCATGTTTATCATAGGTTTTTTCGTATTTTTTAATTAGTTGTTTACAAAAATGTGGTGAAAGTTGATTTGGTAATTCATAGATAAAATCGTCAAATTTTACTTTTCTTTTAAAATTTTTCATAGGGTGGTTATGTAATTAAGTTTTCATAATATAGCAAAGTGCATAGTAAGGAGGTAATGTGTCAACGTTTGCACTTCCACTTCCAGAGCCACTAAAACTGTGTTGGTGTGTACCACCATTATTACCACCGGGATTACCACTACCACTAACGTAATGGCTTAGACCACCTGTATTGCCAGATATACTTATACTTATGCTAACATTATCTTGGGTTGCACCACCTGTAGCTCCAACAGAATAAGAGTTACCAGCACCAACAACAAACCTATCTTGAAGATTAGGTGTACTGTTATTTCCATCACATATAACAAAACCAGATGGTATAGCGTTTGATGCACCAGACCAAAGCATTATTACACCAGTAGGTATACCTTGTATGCCTGTTAAGTTTGAGCCATCACCATAAAGAGTATCACCATATATATTTGCAAATCTTACAGAGTTTGTACCTAAACTTCTACTACTATCTGCGTCAGGTGTAATGTTTTCACAAGTTACGTCACCTGTAAACTCACCACCAGCCAAAGGCATTTTGGTAGCAATACTGTTTGTAACAGTTGTAGAAAAACTAGCGTCATCGTTTATAGCTGCTGCTAACTCATTAAGAGTGTTAAGAGCAGCTGGAGATGAATCTACTAAATTAGATACTGCTGTATCTGCATACGCAGTTGTAGCCACTTTTGTTGAAGCATCACCAGCAGACTGTGTTGTTGCAGTTACACCATTAAGTATAGCACCGTTTGAAGTTGTCAGTGCATCTAGTTTTGCATGGTCAGCATCTGTAAATACGTTACTGTCACTAGCAGAACCAACTAAAGTTCTAACTTCAGCAGCAGTCTGGTCAGCAGTAGCTGATGACTCTATGCCATCTAGTTTAGTACCGTCAGCAGCTACGTCTCTACCGTCAACTGTTCCTGTACATGTGATGTTTCCTGTTACGTCAACACCAGCACTAAAGTCTGTATTACTAGCTATAGTTGTTGTTCCATCTGAAGCTATTGTTAATCTATCAACCGAATCTGTAGCATCAATTATTTTAAAAACACCATCATGGTTTCTAATCCTAAAATCATCAGTATTATTATTATCAACTAAATTAATAGTCGGCGTTCCATTTGTAATAGTAATATCTGAGGTAAAACTAGGAGAAATCTTTGATCCATCTATTGCAGCACTTGCGTTAACGTCTACGTTTACAATCGTACCATCTACTATGTTTGCACTAGCTACGGTTACGTCTGTTGGTAAAGCTCCAGCAGCTATTTTAGTTGTTGCTATGGAATCTGTACCTAATCTTCCAGCAATGGAAGCTGAAGATACGTTAGCCATATCTTCTGCTGCTACTGGATGTCCTCCAGCAGTTGAGCCGTCATGTACGACAAGGGTTTCCTTGTCTGTATCTACAGTAACTTCGCCTTCGGCTCCAGTAAAGCTACTATGTTGCGTGGTTGTTCCACGTCTTAGTTTTAATAATTTTGCCATTATGCGATTGATCCGAAATCGAGAGTTAAGTTATTACCAGCACTACCATCAATAGTAGTTGCGGATACAAGTCCTGTTACAGTGATACCTGTAGATGCGACTTCTAATTTAGTATTTCCACCAGTTTGTAATTTTAAACTGCCTGTGCCTGTATCATTAATGACTGAGTCACTAGCATTATGAAATATTTCCATACCATCAGAACTTGTACCGTAAATAGATTTTACGTTGTCGTTATGTATGTTATTTCCAGTAAACGTATTACCAGTAACAGCAGCAAAACTACCTGTAGCTGTAACACCACCCTGCCAAGCAGAACCAGAATAAACTTTTAATTCGTTAGCAGAAGTGTTAAAGTATAAATCTCCAGCAGCTAGTGCATTACCACCTCCATCTGTTGATGGGTTAGATGATGCAATCTGATATCTATCTGTAAAGTTATTTACGTTTGTTATATTAGAAGCAGCTGTATTAATACTTGCAATATTTGTAGCTGCAGTATTTACATTTGAAATTGAACCTTGTACTGTATTTACGTTAGCTATAGATCCAGCTACAGTGTTAACATTAGAAATACTATTTCCAACATTATTAACATTTGTGATATTAGTAGCAACTGTATCTATTTCAGATGTTCCTTCGTTTAAGTCGTCAGCAACTGTAGTTATCTTTGCAATGTTTGTTGCAGCAGTATTTACATTAGCTATACTTGTAGCAACTGTGTTTACAGAGTTGTTACCAGAACCAGTATTTACTGCATTAGTTATAAGACCTAAATCTTCTTGAAAAGTTATCTGTCCAGCTACAATGTTAATATTAGTCAAGTCAGACTGATTTGGTGTAGCAGGGCTGAATCCATCTCCAGAACTAGCATCATAGATCATTAACACTTTGTTAGATGAACTATCAAACCATAAGTCTCCAACTGCTAAAGACGAGCTATCAGCTCTTTGTGTAGGTGCAGATGTACTTATTTGGTAAAGATCTACAAAGTTATTAATATCTGTAACATTATTACCAGCGGCAGCAATAGCTGTAGCATTTGCAGCAACAGTAGAAACTTCTGTAGCTTTAGGTGTAAGTCTATGAAATGTATATGTATGTAATGTAGTTGTTGTTTCTACTAAGAATCCAAAGCCCGAAGCTATGGCAGATGATACTCCTGTAATAGTAACAGTATTCCCAGACCCAGCTCCGTTTGCAATAGTAACTGTAGTTCCGCTTGGAGTTAAAGTAGTTGACGCTGTCTTAACGGATACAATAGTACCAGCTCCATTATTAACATCAGGATTAGCTGTAGGAAAACTTGTTTCGTTTGCTATTGGTACAAAACCACCTACATCATCAACTAAGTCAATAATACGTAAATCTATAGCAGCAGTAGTAGCTACTTTAGAGTCAGTACCTGACCATGTAACTCCACTAGCAATAGTTTCGCTAGAGTCTTGTCTAAGAAATAAAGCTTCAGCTTCTGTTTCTGTGTAGTATCTGCCATCTAAAGATGTAGTATTTATCTCAGATATTGTAAGTTTGTCAGATTGTAGTAGTGTTTTTATTTCACTAGCAGTCTGGTCAGCTGTAGCACTAGCTTCTATAGCATTTAGTTTACTATGGTCTGCATCTGTAAATACATTTGAATCTGTAGCTGCTTCTACTGCTGTTCTTATCTCAGCATCAGTTTGGTCGGCAGTTGCACTTGCTTCTATAGCGTTTAACTTGCTATGATCTGCGTCAGTAAACACATTGCTATCACTAGCACTTTCTACAAGTGTTCTTATCTCTGCTGCTGTTTGGTCTGCTGTGGCAGAAGTTTCTATTGCATCTAATTTAGTACCATCTGCTGCCACGTCTCTGCCGTCTACAGTTCCACCGACAACAATATTGCCTGTAGTTGTTACGACTTGCGACCCAAAATCTGGGGCTACTTTAGTACCGGCTATAGCAGCTGACGCATTTACATCAGCATTAACTATAGTACCATCAACTAAGTTAGCACTTGCTACTGTTATATCAGTAGGTAATGTACCACTAGCTAGTTTAGCCATGGTAACATTATCATCTTTTATTTTAGCTGTAGTAACTGCTGCATCTTTTATACGACTTGTCAGTACTGTTTGATTCTGCTCTTCTTGTGCAGCATATAATAACTGCGTATTGTTGTTGTTAAGATCGCCTGCCTTAACTGATGACCCCGCTGTGTAGGTTGCCTTAGCAGTGTCTACGTCTGTATCACGAAAGATACGTATTGCAGCTGGGCTTGCCGGTATGTTGCCTGATGTAAAGACAACATTACCGCCGCCGGTGGTTGTGTAGCTAGTTATATTATAGTGTGTGCTAACTGTCTTTACGACGTTATCAACTTCTACTTTAATATCTTCTACCTTATATGAAGGGAAAGAAAACGATTTAGTTGCGTTTCCATCCCCAGTGTAATCTACGAATGTTGTTGCCATTATTTATACATTGAAAGGAGGTTTGCACTTTGATCTGTCTTCCTTTGTCTTCGGACAGTTTTTAATCTTTGTTTTTCTCTGAGTAATGCTACTTCTGGCATAGAAGTCATCTGAGCCCAAGCTATACGTCTCTGGTCATCAAACATCTGTTTAATAACTTGATAATGATAATAGTCTTTTGCTTCAAATTCAGACCTTAAACCAGATGCAATATCTCTGTTCATCTGTTCTATAGATGCAAGAAATTTAGGACTTCGAGCAAGGCGTTCTAGCTTAACATCTAGTCTTCCTTGACCTATTAATTGTTGATATCTAGATCTTAAAAAGTTTTCATCTGTCAAGTCATCACCTTCTGGTGAATATAATACTGATAATCTAGCATCATATTTACTTGCAAATAATATCTCACGACCTTTGCTAGGAGTTAAATGAAAAGCAATAGGACTAAACATATTATATGCTCGAGTCATAAAGTCATAAGGACTAACGGGTTTACCGTCTAGTACACTATACTTAGTTGGTAGTTTTTCACCTTGACCGGCAAATGCTTCCATATACAAGTTTTGGTTACGTATACTATCCTCAATACCTGAGTTAAGCTCTTTCATATATGGATTAAATACTTTACCTAAGTCACGTCTTAACGCACCTAGACCTAAAGCATTGTTCATAAGCCCACCAGCAATTCTAGCACCGCTACCGGGTTTACCTCCAACTAAATCAGCAAAGCTTTGTAAACCTGATATATAAGATTTACTTGTCACACCTTGAGATACAAGAAGTGCTACCTTAAGTAAATTGTCTTCTGTCCACTCTTCACCCATAAGTAAACTAGCGTCACCTATATCAGCAACAGTAGACATAATTAAGTTAAAAGGTTCAAAAGAAGTATAATCTACTTGTACATCACCAAATGTTATAGTATTTGCTTTATAGCCTGCGTCTACCCAACCTTGTCTTTGTTGTCTATCTACAGGACCATTACCAGTCATTTCACCACGCATCCACTTTTGACTTGCCATAAATACTAATCCAGCACCCATAGCCAGTCTACCTGTCTGCAGTGCTTTTGCATTAATTAACTCAGCATCTGATGTAATACCATATTTAGAAGCTAGCTCAGGTGTTAGTTGTCCGGGTCTAGCAAATGCTATATCATTAAACTCTTTAACAAGAAAGTTAAATCCGGGTGTATGTTTTGCAGTAAGTGCTAATCCGTTTACACCTGTTCTCGCAAACAAGAAGAAAGGTTTAGCCCATGGATTCTGTTGGAATACAGAGTTTAAGCCTGCTGCAAATCCAGTTAAGTCTTGTGTAAGTGTAACTTCTTTACGTGCAAAGTTTGCAGCTTCTTCTGTTACATTACCGTTATTATCAAATATATCACGATAAAATTTGTTTTCGTAATTTTTAATCAGTTCTGGTGTAATTTCAACATGGTCTGATAATGCTCCAGCTGCCTTCGCATCCATAGCACCTAGTAATGCTTTTTCTCTCATCTTAGCACGACCTATAATAAACGCAAATGCGTCGTCAGTCGCTGCCATAAGTTTAGTAGAGTATGTCAAGAATCTATTATCGTTCATAGATCTTGCTATATTAGCAATATAATAAGCAGCCTTGTCTCCAAAAGTTGCATCAGGACTATCTTCTGCAAATCGTCTAAGTATTTCCCAGTTATCATCACCAGATGTATAGTCAGAGAAACGTGTTTTAACATTTGTTATTTCACCACTCCAGTAACTGCCAAGTCTAGTTTTAAATAATTGGAAAGATTCTGGTATAGCGTCTATCATAGCGTTCATACTCGCTAAACCTGTACGTATTGTACGACTATCACCAGTAAATGGGTATCTAAATACTGCACCTAAAGTTGTTGCCATAGGTCTAGCAAACGTAAAAGCTGATGTACCTATTATAGCACGAGCTGGTGTCTTAGGTCCACTTAATACACTGTGTGAAAACACACCCTCGAGTTCTCTGATTAGAGCACCCTTCTGTTGTTTACCTTCAATCTCACCACCTTTTATCATCTTTCTCGCCCAAGCGTTAAAGTCATCTATACTATTAACAGTCTGCATAGATGAAAATGCTTCAAATAAAGCCATTAATAAATCTGGATCGTCGTCAGCAATATCTAATATAGACTGTATAGACTCACGAGTGTCTACCATTTCTTTACTAAGTGTTTTTTGTAGATAAGATCTTTTTCTACCAGCACCTAGTTCTGCAAAGTTTTGTGATTTAATAATTCTAGCTTTTTTAACTTCAGTAAGTAAGAAAAACATAGTATCTCTTACCTGTTCTAATGGTCCATCAACGTCTCTTACATCTACAAAATCAAATATTTCTCTGACACCAGTACTTAAATCACGTACTTGTTGTAATAAAGTACTAATAAGCATGTCAGCTACAACAACATTTTTACTTGTAAATGTTTCGATTGTATCAACTATATTACCATCTATATCTGTAAGATCATAAGTATCTCTAGATTGGAATAATTCTTGTACATAATCTGCTGTTGACAGTTCAGCTGCATCTCTACCAGCTGTTATACGTTGATGTGCGGCTATTGAATCTCCAAAAGCATCTACTAATGATATTTTCTTTTTGTTTAGATCATCAATAATATTCTTAAATTTATTTTTACTGTACAGTTTAGATAAGATATCCTCTACAACTTCTTCACTGTAGTCACTATACATAGCACCACGCTCTCGTTGCATCGGTCTTACCAAGTTACCAGCTGAACCCTCTGCTGCATCAAACTCATTACGTATTCTTTTTTGATTTGTAAATACATCGTATGGGTCATCTACTGATAAGTGTGCACCCTGATGTGAGTCTGCTAAAGGTCTATTTTTACTTGCTCTAAAACCTTCTTCGTATGCTCGTAGTTCATCTAAACCTTTTTCTGTTGTTCCGCTAATAATACTTTTATTACGTTTCTGTACCATTTCTACGATGGGTCTAGATCCTTTACCTATAGCCATAGCAACACCGTCAAATACAAGACCTATGCCCATGCCTTCTACGATGTTTTTAAACTTCATCATAATAGGATGGTCAGCTTCTTTTGTACTGATTGGTGTATCTATAAATCCATAGTGATCTCTAAGAGAACCTAACGCATTTTCTCCGTCAGACTCTTTAGATACAAGGTCGGATATAGCACCGATACCGGCTGCACGTACGAGACTGGGAGCACCTAATAATTTAGTTGCAGCTACACCGGCTACAGGTATACCAGCAGCAACTGCACCTTTGGCAGCTAATACTGTACCAGCAGCTAGTGTACCAAAATGTACCGTACCTCGAGCTAATTTACCCCACCATGTTCTTGTAATGATTGGGTTATCGTAAGAGTTAAAAGGAGACCAGTCAGGTTTATAAAATCCCTGCTCTCTTTTCTCCTTCAGCATATTACCATTTACAGCGTCGATGGTACGCTCAGGAAATGTAGCAACGGAGGAGAGAGTATCTTGTATTCCACCTGTAACAACTGACTGTAGTTCTTTAGCAACAGCTTTGAGACCCCATCTTTCTTCGTTTCTAGGATCATCTAGTTCAGCTTGTGTTTGCTGATCTTCTTCGCTAATATTCTGTTCTACTTGTCTAGCTTGTTCAGCCTGATCTATTTGTTGATCTAACGATTCAGCGGCATTTAAGGCAGGCGACGTATAGGACGTCTCTACATTATACTGTTCTTCTTCGTTCATAATTCCTCATTCATAAGTTCTTCAAATAATGTGAAGTTTATATACTTAGGTTGATTTACACCTTTAAAATAATCAACATTTAATCCTATAGATTCTGCAAAATCTTCAGCTACATTAAATTGAGAATTATAGCTAGGATCTAATCCATAAAACATTTTGTCATTATATAGTTGCCTATCTTGTAAGGCATCAAATGCTTTCTTTTGAAACTTTGCATCAAACTTACCATTCTGAAAATCAAGATCTCCGAACTCTTCTCCTTCGTTAGGAACAAGAGAAAGTAGCTGTGCTTTATTAAAACCAAAAGCACCTAGACCTGATTTATGTCCATATCCATTATCCCAAGCTGCAATTACTTGTGGAAATGTAAGTTCTTGTAAGTTAGTTATATTTGTAAGATTTTTACCAGAATCAATACTATTATATCTTTCGTCTGGTAAATCGGATCTAAGATATGCGTATCGACTATGGTTAGATTCATAATACCAGTCAGTATTCTCACCTAATTCAAAAAATCCTCGTATAGTTCTACCGTTTGTAGGTTTGTATAAAAACTTTTCAAGTGTGTTACTGTTATTTATATTGTCTTTTTCTACGCTAGTTACTTTAACATCTTTAGGTAGCATACCAAGTTTATCAAGACGCATTAACATCAATTCATGACTGCTATACCCCGGTAGATCGTTTGCTATCTTAGCATAGTAAACTGGAAATGTTGCACCGGGTACATTATTAATATAATCTAGAGCCTGTTTAGCTGCTCCTATATCTTCTCCTTTCCAATACTCAGTGCTGTTTAACATCTGTACAGGATTTGCATTTACTTCACGTAAAGTCTTTAACAAGTCTCTGTCCATTTGACTTTTAGCAGATCTTGGTTGAGACCGTTTATAGAAGACAGTATCTTTATAATCAATACGTAATCCATCTATACCTTTTGCATTACTTATAGCTTTAACTTTTGCTAATGCGGTAGCAGCTGCATCTTCTGCACTACTAGCCGCTGGTAATGCTTTAAGAAATTCATTACGAAAATACTGTTTAGCACTTAATTGTACATCTTTTAAGTCATCAACATGAAGTGTTTTAGTTTTACCCGCATCTCCAAATAAACTTCTGATATCAGCATCAACTAGACCTTCGTAATCGCTTACAGTCTTTTTGTGAGTTTCTAATCCGTTTACTTTTTTAGCTTCATCAAGAGCTTGCTTACGTATAGATCCACTGTTAAACTCTCCTAATCTTATTGATAGGTTATTTAAAACATCAAGAGGATTTTTTTGGAGATCTTCTATAAACTTAATATAAGTTTGTTGATCGTCTTTTTCTTCCCACACTAAATGTTTACGTAGTGTATCTAAACGCTTATCACCTATAGGTATATTATGTTTAGCACTAAGTGCAACTAAAGCTTTGTTTCTATCAGCTTTAGACGGCATACCATCTGGATTATTAACAACCTGATTTAACTTTGCTATTTCTGCATCAACATCTATAGCTATTTCGTTTGCTTTTTCAGCTTCTCTATTTAACAGCTCTTGTCTACCAGCTTTTAAATTTAGACCACGAATTTGAGTAACAAACGCTCTACTGTTAGCATTAAGATCAGATAGTTTCATTTTTTCACCACTAGATCTATGTGTCATAATTGCGTTTTCTATAGCGTTAAGATCTGTAGTTGTAATCATACTCTTTTCTACAAGATATTCTACATCTTCATACAGTTTACGAAATACACGTGGGTTATCTTTAACACCTGTCTCACCTTCATATATCTGTATATACTCAGAAATAGTCTCTGAAGCTGGTATAGTCTTATCTGCAAAGGATGCTAATAAAGTACTACGTCTTTTATACTCTATATCTTTTTGGTTTTCACCTAGTTTTTTAGTTAAAAAAGTTCCGTAATACTTATCATCAATAGCATTTTGTTGTTTAATAACAGCCTTACGTCTATTAAATCCTAAAAAGTTTTTACTACCTCTGTTATACATTCCGGTAGTTATGTTAAATGATTTTCTTAAATTTTGTTTAAGTAGTGCAGCTTCACGCACCATACCATTATTTACTAGCTGTTCTAAAGTATAATTTGGATCTCCGGGTTGACCTCCATATAAACTTGGTGGAGCAGAAAAATTACTATACTGGTTATTAATATAACCGTTATACATATCTACTAAAGTTTTACTATTTAGTCTACTTGCTTCTTCAAAAGTGTCAGCTTTAGTTAAATTAGTCGTTAAAACTGCTTCTTCGTTAACGCTTACGTTTGCACTATTTTCCTCAGCATTTTTAAATGCGTTGTAGTTTAAGTCTACCTCTGCCTTTTTTAACTTAATGTGGTCATATCTATCTTTTTTTACTTCTGGTGGTTTTTCTGTCTTTCCGTCACCTTCTTCTCCACCTTCTTCTCCACCACCTTCTGGTTTTTTTGGTTTTTCCTTCTCGTCCTTATCATCTTTATCAGGTTTACCATAATCATCTTCTTCACTAGCCTGTCTCCACTGGTCTATTGCATTTTTAGCAACAGCAGCTTCTTTAAATAAAGAGCCAAACTTTTGAAAGTTAGAAGATCGTTGATTAGCCATAGCAATAGCTTGCTGACCATACATCTGAAACATGGCAGAATTATCTGCTGTTAACTTGTTGATGCCTTGAGCCATAGCGTCAGAGTCACCAAAACCTACACCAAGATAGTTAGTATCTGAAATGTTAAAAAATTTATTATTAGGTAATGTAGCCATTAGACAGCCTCCAACTCAACATCAATTTTATCATAGTATACTCCTAGTAAACCGTTGTCTAAAATACCAACTGACATTGGATCATGTTTAACAACTTCTTGAGCAATAACTCCTCTGTATCTGTTATCAGGAGATTCACCTTTATAGTTCCATTCATAGATACCATAGCCTTTAGGTGATGTACCTACATAGTCTATGTTATCTTTAATTCTAGCATCACTTGCAGCTAGACCAGCGATGCCAGTAGCAACATTTAAACCGAAGCTAATGCTGTTCATTAACTGACCAGCTTGATCTCTACCGGGGTCCATAGTTGGCATACCAAATTGTGGATCTGAGCCAAGAGCTTGATTCTGCTTAGCTATCATAGCTTGCTGTCTTCTTTCTCTACCTGTTTCAGCGGTAGCTTCTCCTATAGTAGCGAGTGCAAATTCTTTACGATCTACAGCAGCTATTTTACTTAGATAGTCTGCCATTTTATTTTTGCCAAATCTATTAGATCTGCCACCTTCGTTTACACTTTGACTAATATAATATCTTTTAGCAGCTTCTTGTTTAGCTAATAAACCTGAGCCTTGCTGCTGTAAGGCGAACATATCAAAATCACTACGGGTACGTGAAGCACCTATACCTTTGATTGTTTGTACGTTTTGTTTATAGTCTGTTTCTCTATTCCATTGTTTAATGGAGTCTGCGTAGTATTTGCTTATCCGCTCTTGATTTTTCATTCTAGCGGCTTCACGCCTACCAGCGTTAGGATCTGGTGCACACACGGCAAAATTCTATAAATGGTAAATTGTTTGGTCCATGTTTAAACTTGCGTAAAAACTTGAAACCTAAAAACTTTAATAGTTTTAAATGTACTGTATTTCTACAGTCTACGATGTTCCACAAGAGAGGCTCTGTACGGCTATCGACAAACCGTTTTGCTTCTCTCGCAAATGTAATAGGATAATGATGAATAGCTGGAGTGCATAACATCCAGATTGCACCATCTTTCCCGACCCCTGCTAGTCCGGCGGTCTCGCCGTCTGGTACTGTGAAATACACAGCAGAGCCCTCCTGAGCCATTTTGGATAGGAGAATGGATGGATCTAACCCATGCCCTTCTGTCACCTCTCTGAGGTCTTCTAGACGTAGGTTAAAGGCTACCTCTCTGGCAGCCTCTTCTGTTATTGGGTGTATGTAATTAGGCACGTTTATAGTATCTAGGTGAATAGTAGCCTTCCCATGACATAGCTCGTAAAGTAGAGGGAGCAGGGTGGCTAGATTTAAGTGTTATATCTACGTTTGTATTTTGTTCATAGACAGGCACGGTTTGTATGTGCTCGTCTAAATAAGGTGATCTAGATGCGTCATAACTATCCATAATAGTTGACTCGTATACCTCTGTATAATCAGTTTTACCTACACGTTCAAGCGTAGTTTCATATAGACCTATCTTGCCAAAATGAAACTTAACTCTATGTATTATAAGTGAAGAGTTTACATCAGATAAAAAGCGTTGACCTTCTGTTCTAGTATAGTACACTCGTGGAAACTTAACACTGTATTCATATATGTAACCTGTTGTAAGTGTTACACCTTGCCAGTTACCCGGTACAGTAAAACTTGTACCTGATACTGTACACTTAGCATATCTGCCTTGACCATCAGTAGGAGCTGGTGTACCACCTTCATCAATTACAACTAGATCATAATTAGGTGATGTAACCGAACTTAACCAACTAACACCAGAAAAGGTAGTTAGATTTGTAGCTGAGTCGAAGTTGCCACCACTTACAGTAGTATGATTATCCACATGAAGTAGAAAATCTACATTATCTATAGTTGTGGAAGGGTCAGACTCTTGTTGTACTAAAGGCATACTCTGTAAAAAGTAATCAGAGTCTAAAAAGAAATACTCATCATTAATAATAAAATGATAGGTTAGTGGGTTATTAAACTTCCACTTAAACCATGCAGATTGTTGACGTTTATCTCCTACATTAAGGTATCTAAAACCTATAACAGTATCAGATCCAGTTTTACCTATAGCTACTAACTGATTTTCTCTGGAGTTAGTAAGTAAATCAACATTTTTAGATATTGTAGTAGGTATAACTTTACTTTGGTCTACAACATTAGGCTCACCTTCTCGTGCAATATTAGCCATTTCATTAAATCGACTAAATTTACCAGAGTTATCTAAGTAAGCTATTGTTACACCTAGTGATATAGGTGCTACAGTTTTATTATAGTTAAATGTAGCTATACTTCGTAGCTTTGCAGTATCAGGGTTTAGCACTGTGTCATCAGATGATAACAAAAACTGTTGGTTTGTGCTAAATACTACCAAACCTGTGTTAATATCTATTCCATCAAACAGTTCAGATGGGAATGTAGAGGAGCATGCTATATCTATCGGGTCGTTTGCACTAACAACTAACGCTGTTTCTGACCAAAAGTCAGGCACACCAACGGTTCCCGGCCTACATAGTACCACATTTTCGCCTGCTAAAAAGGCTAATCGGTTACGAAAAAACAAGACTTTGTTAATACGCTTGCCTACAAATGATGGTATTGGGTTAGTTAAATCATCTCCTACTGCTCTATCAGCATATGTAAACTGCTTTACAGTAAATGTAGTTGTAGCTGTACGTTGTATAACAATAGGCATATTTGTAAAGCTAGTAGCTATACCCGGTTTAGCACATTCTATCCAAGATCCTGTACCATCTAGATTGTTTTCTCCTTCAAATCTTAAGTAGTAGTCATCTTCGTCTGACATACGAGCATTAGATACTTTAACAATAAAACCATGTTTACATTGTTTAGGCAGTAATGTCACGTCATTTACACTTGATCCCATGTTACGCATGAGGTCATCTTCTACAATTTCTATATTAAATGCACTAGATTTAGTAAGATATAAACCATTACCTATAACTGTAGCTGTAATACCTGTACCACTAAATTCAGCTTGTAAACTACCAAGTATAGTGTCAACAGTAACAGCTGTGTCAGCATCAAATGGTGTAGGAGCTGGGCGTATAGCTTTGATATTAGCTTTAACAGCTATAGCTTCATGATCTGTAATTTCTATGGTATATGTAGCAGATGATTCTCCTTTTGTAGAGTTACCACCACTTACACCACCAGTTACCGTACGACCTTTTGCTTGATCCATTGTAACACTTACCTTATCTCCTGTGATCCAACCTTCACCACCATGTAGTAATGTTATTCCTCGACTATATGCACATGCAAAGTCTTCTGCGGAGTCACCATCCCCACCTATACTACCCTGTTGTCCTAATATATTTAATCTAAATATAAGGTTGTCTTTACCAGAAGTATAAGCAGAGCCACTAGAGTTTTCTACTGACACAATATTTGTGCCGCTATAACTACCAGCAGCGGTTACAGAAAAAGTTTGTATACCTATACCTCGACACTGCCCTGTGCCTGTTGATTCATCAAGATTATCAGATGTAATTTTAACACGTGTAGCTCTGTTTATCGTAGTAGTAGTGCTATCATCATACGCATTGAGTGCATATTGCCTACCATTTTCTGTTCGAGTTAGTTCTACAAATGCAAAATGTGCATCTGGGTATGCTGTTGCAGTACCTGTAGTACCTACCAGCGTATTAGCATTAGTACTGTCACGACTACTAATAAAGGTAGTGTCGTTGATAGTAAGGAATTGTAAATTTTCTGATTCACTTGTTGCAAGATAATTTTGTATTGCAGTCTGCCCACCTGTACCATAAGCTGTAGTCATAAGTGTGCCATCACTACAACGCCACACTCTGACTTGTCCATCAGCTGCTACCTGTCCTATGTAAGATCCTTCGTCTTCATCTCTATGGTAGTGAAACCACGAACCACCTGATTGTACAGAGGATAAGGGACTGCTGCCTATTCTTTTACTACCCGGTCTTTTGTATAATCCACGTGTCACGTCTGGTATAGCGTTGACAACATCTTTTACTTGTCCGGGAAATTTTAGTTGATCGGGCTGTTCCGATATACCTCCCACATAATTAGGGATGGTTTGTGTAATACTAGCCATTAGCGTCTAAGATTTTTCCAAGGTTGATAAGTTTGATATGCAGTATTTTCTGGGAATCCAAACATACTATGATTACCTTGATTACATTCGTACTCCATAATAGCAGCTCGTGCTAGAGACTCTTGTTGTGTAATTAGTTTTGCTAAGTTAGGATTTGCAACTAACTGTGTAGCTGCCTGTCTGGATGCTCTGTATGTAATATATCTTTTAAATACAGTAGGTAGATCTTCGTAGTTGTACATCTTAACTACATCTAAGTCGATGCTATCTATCGTAGAAAAGTCATCTGTGTGATCTATCTTATCATAAAGATAACCACTTCGTTTAACAACATCATATGTTCTACGTGACCAGCCTTCAGATACATCAAGCTGTAGCACGTCATTGGCTATAGCTATCTTACCTGTAACTGAATCAGGTGTATATTTTACGTGTCGTTCTGTGTTAAAGTGCCACCCCTCTGCTTGCGTGTCTACGTTAGCATCACGGAGTAGGTTAAATATAAATGAAATCTCTGGATTATCAAAAACCAAAGATGTTACTGGTGCTTGACCTATAGCTCCCAGTATAGAGTTCACTGCGGATAGTTCGGTATCG